CTCGGCAGCAACACCTGTCGTAAGAAGTTTTGATGCCGCATCACGAAGTTGACCAAAGCGGAAAGGAGTCTTGGCGGCAAATTGTTGCAAATCTGTGAACATCGCCATGGCTTCTTCTTGTGAACCAAGCAAAGTCTTGAACGAAATAATGGCTTGTTCGTTTGCCATAGCAAAGCCAATACCCATTTTTGCGCCCATGACAGCAGCGGTTTGCATGGCTCCAGCGCCAAGCATGGCAAACTTTGAAATTGTGCTGAAGCCTTGTTGGGCAATCCTTGATGATTGTTGGACGCTGCCACCGAACTGGTTGGCAGCACCTTGAGCACGACGGAACCCGCTGACCATGTTGTCAGCGTTAGCCCTCAAATGTGCTACTACCTCAAGCATTGCCATTCGCTAGTTCATCCTCATCGTTTCTGTTGTTGCTCCCAATTTCTTATTTTGAAAAGCCCCATCCACTCCGTCATTTCTTGTGACGAAATTGCTCTATGTCCACCTGAACCGTAAAGCAATTCTCCGACTGTACGCCCTAGCGTTTCGGCTAACTCAAAGAGGAAGCGTCGGCTAGGGCTGTTGAGAAATCCTTGCCTGCCTTGTCCACTGCTCCTTCAAGCAGTCCTGAAATCCTCATGGCTGTATTGACAATCAAGTCAAGAGCAGCACCCGATTTCAACATCAATGCCTCACGGTCATTCGCATCAAACACTTGCTCACCTGTTGCGGGGTCAAAAGTGCACATGATGACAATGTCAGGCATCATCTTTGAAAAGTTCATTACGCCGTCGTTATCGGCTGCGTTTTGAATCATTGAGGTACGGGCTGCACCCGACATTCCATGAACGGCGACTGTTGTATTCCATTGTGGAATCTCAATAATCTCCGACTGAACATCGTTGCAGGACAGGATTTGGTCACGAAGGGACACGGTATTTCTCCTTGTATTGGTTAGGCGAATGTGCCTCGGGTAATGGTACCAGTCACCTGAAACTCTGCCGAGAATGTCACAACATCAGCAACAGGGCTGGATGTTTCAAATGATGTAAGGAAAGCCTCACCTGTGTATTTGATTGCGCCTGTGCCTGTTCCTTCAGGACCGTACTCAAACGATACTGAAGCGGCTTGCCCAATGATTCCAGCGAGGTGTGCGTCAAGTGTCGCATCCCAAGTTCCTGATACGGAAAGTGTTGCGTCAGACAAACCAACGAGGTATGTCTTTGCTGAGTTTCCAAAACTGGTGGTTTCACCAGTCTCAATTGAACGAGGAAGGCTGACTTCGTTGAGGTACGACGAAATATCGGTCAGCGTTCCTCCTGAGTTGTCAACTTTGAATGAGGCATTTTTGCCGTGTTTGAAAGCCATAGTGGTTGTGTCTCCTTAGCGTCTTGCGAAGTTCGCATGGTAGGTAATGGAACCCGTGGACCCAGCAAGGGTGTGCTGAACACGGATGTATCGGTTCACAGTTCCAGTTACGGTCTTGCGTTCCGAAGTCTTGGTCGCCGTACTGACGACCGAGAATGTAATGAGGTCAACCCATGTGGAGTTATCCGCAGAGTGTTGGACCTTGAATGTTGTGTTGCCGTTGCGTGTGTTGGCAGTCACATGAAGATTCGCTGCGCCACCGTTGGCTGTACTGGTTGCATTGTCGTTAGCGGTTCCGTTGCCTGTTGCTGTGACAGCAGCCAAGTCAATGAGGGAAATACCACGGTCAAGCATGTCGTTTGTTTGACCTTCAAAAGAAATAGATACGACATCTGCGACGGGGCTTGAAAGTTCGTAGGAGGTTTCAATCGCATTGAGCGTTGTAACTCTGCTACCGAGGGATAGACCCTCGGGGGCAAATGTGATAACTGAATCAGTGCTGTTACCGATGGCGGCAGACATTATTTCGTCAACGGCATCTGTAGCCCCATCAAAGAAGCCACTCATGGAGATGGTTGAGTCTCTGAGACCTACCAAATAGGTCTTGGCGTCATTTCCGTAGGTTGTCGTTTCGCCTGTCTCAACACTTTCATTGGTACTGCTCTCGTTGAGATACGCCGAAATGTCGTACTGATTGGACAAAACCTTGGTGTTTTTACCGTGTTTGAAAGCCATTATTCTGAATCCTCTGCTGTTTCGGTTGTTTCTTCTTCAACAGTCTCAGGCTCTTCATTCGCATCGCCGTCCGCAAGGGTGATTGCGCCACATTCACGAAGCCACTTGATTGACTTAGCAGGCAAGTCTGATACAACGGCACCAGCCTCGGCTCGTTTGCCGAGGTAATCAATCCCTATGTTGACCTTGTATTGCGCCATCGGTGCTCCTGTTGTCGGGCGTGGCTCAACCTCGGAGAAGGTCAAGACCACAAGGGGCACGAAATCAACCGACAACCGAGGTCACTAGGACACGCTATGCCTACTGATTGTACGGCAATCGCATAGACGGCTTGGTCTTTAGTAGGGTCAAGCCCTTCCGTGGCGACGAATCCAATGTTTTGGGCGTAGATACTGGTTGTTTTTTATACAACCCCACCCAAGAAACCCCGCTGGTGGGCGAAAGAAAGGACGGTTTGCAAGGCGGTCCTCAAAAGTCATGTATTCGTGTTTGGTTTGAAATCCAAAAACGGCGATGCGGTTTGCAATCACGATTTGCTCGGTGATGGTGGCATGGTCGGGGCGTCGGGCGAACTGAAAGCCACCGTACCCTTTCCAAGTTTGCATGGCGATTCCTAATCCACCAGCCCAATTGCCTTTGTCTTTCCAATTACCATTGGTTTCACAAATAGCAACTCCTTCAGTCCAGTATTTGACAGGAGGCGTTTTGCGGTTTTTGAGTTGTTGAAGCAGTTCAACTTCTGCTTTCCCAAGATGGGGTGGAACCACTTCTTCCGACGCTTGGGCTACGGAAGGGGTGAGAACGGATAAAGAAATGATGGAGGTGGCAACCAGTGCCAATGTTTTGTGCATAAAAATCCTTTGAACGAGTGACAGGACAGGCGTAAAACGCCAATAATCTATTCAAATGGGCACCTCCAATAAAGGCGTAATTCAGGTTTTGGGCTGAACTCGGGACACATCAGGTTTAGTGCCCCGATGTGCGTTTCGCCAGCCTACTCCAAATTAGAAGATTGTCAACTACTTGGCGTTTTTAGCCTTGCAACGGTTACACATAATCAACCATGGTCTAGTTACCTTGATGGCTAACAGCCGATTACAGCGCCAACATCGGGGAGCCTCATCCGTTGGGGAAGTACGCCCGTAGGGGTCGGGAGCGCCGTCAGTCTCCATTTTGGTGCATCGCATCGGACAAGGTGAGATTGCAGTCGGGGCACAAGAAGGCTGGCGCTGACATCCCCATGGTGTGTATCTCTATGAGATTCAGGTGGCTACAACCCTCTGATTCGCCCTCTAAAGGCTCTGTACGGCGCAAAAAGGACGCTGCAAGCATCAAACTGACCGTCAACCCCTCAAGGGCGGCTGTGGCGCTCTGAGCGTTTTTGATGGCAACGGCAAGAGCAGCCTCAAGATTATGCGGGTCTCCGCCAAGTGCTTGCTCTTTGATACTCACAGAACCCAGCCAACAAAGTCAATGCCGATAACTGGACGGTCATCGCCGTCACGACCAACTGGATAAAAGTCAGAAGTTGCCAAAACAGATAAGAGAGAAACGCCGTCTATTGTGCTGTTCCTGATTGCCCCAAGGGAAGCCCTTGCCGCCACTGCTTTTGCTCGGGCTGCTGGGTAATCATTACGGGATGCACGACAAAACACCCTGATACGAGGGCGCTGTATAGCGTAAGACGAACTTCCAAATACTTGTGTTGGTCCTACACCGTTATCTTCAACTATCAAAATACAATTATCGGGTTCATCGGGCATCACAGACAGAAAAATGTCCGTAGCCAATGTTCCAACACCATCGGTTTGGAGTTTGGCACCCAACGCATCAAGCAAAGCCATCAGACAATCCCCTCAATAATTGCGCTCACACGCTTTACCAGTTTCGCCTGCAATGTCTTAGCAGCATCATCCACAGGGTCTTTCAAGTAGTTGGCTTTTCTGCCAGCAGCATGTTTGAAATCCAAACGCTCGTGCTGGATTCTTGCGTAACCAACATTGACTTCGCCTTTGTTTCTAGGGCTTCGGTCCATTGCTGGTCCACCGTAAGAAATCTCAACCATGATGTCTTTGCCCATAACTACAGGGTCGTGGACCATTCCTGAACCTGCAAGCGTTCCATGCTCAAATGGCACTTGCCTCAATGACTTTCCGAGGATGATTTGTGCTTCTTCATACAAAGCACGACGGGTCGCATCAATGGCTAAAGGGGAGCCACGAAGCAAAACACGCAATAATTTGTCAAGCCCTGTCACACGAATGGTCTGCATAAAGCCTCACTTACCAAATGTCACGGTGGTGTGGTGGGCACCCGTGTCGTCGTTGTGAACTTTGACGCTCAAAATGACTGGTGTGGACCCGTCGGGCAACAAAATCTTTGAATCAGTAGTGATTGTTGGGGTGCCATAGAAGATGATGGAACCGTTTTCAAACTCATCACGATTGCGTTCGGTCGCATAACGCTGACTTGTTTCCATGATGCGACAGCGGACAGCAACTCCAGTTGCCCCATGGGTCAACTTTCCGTAGGCATCCATGCTGGAATTGGGGTAAATCGTTACCAGCGAGGGCATCATGTCAAGGAACATTTTTTCAATGGTCATCTGTAATTGTCCATTCCAACAGAAAAGTTGCTTGGTCCAAAAACATTGCCGAGGGTGTCGGCGTAATAAGCGACCGTTGGTTGCCCGACTAAATTGGCTTGTTCACGCAAACGGTCAGCACGAGTCAAATAAGCGTTCGCCTGTGCTTGGAATTGAGTAGAAATTGAAAGGTCTCCAACGGAACGAGAGGAATCGGCAAGGCGAGAGAACTTGCCCGAGATGGCAACGCATCCTTCTGCACCAGCAGAATAAATGTTGTCCTCCCAC